ATGGGAGCATAGCGATCTCCTATTACATGTGAATTTCAACCTAAGGAAGAAACCCCCCCGCGTTAGCGGACCTTTTGAAAACAAAAGGGGTTAAGGTAACCAACCAACTATGAAAGAGAATTTAATTCTCTTTCGAAGGTTGGAATGTTACTACCACAGTGAAGCGAAACGCACCTGCCATCCTTAAAGAGATCATGATAGGATTTAACCTGCCATTTTCCTGTAAGGAATGACTTGCGCGAATACGTGGAACCATCGCGAACAGCCGCACGAACCTTACCGCATGCATAATTAAACAGCATAACAGTAGGGTTAGCGCGAATCTGAGCTGTGAAAGCTCCATGACTCGGGTTCAACTTAGACCGACTCTTATTCTTCAGCACACCATTCATTAAAGATGGATGGCGAACAGAAAGAATAGAATCGGCTTGAGCAGGACCAGCTAATCGTTCTAGAATAGGAAACTTATGGTATATTTCATACCACAAGTCTTCCAACTGAGAACAATAGCCTGAGCCATTGCTTGACCAGTGTCGGATCTTGTTCAAAAGCCAAATAACACGTGTTACATCGGTTATAGGCTCACGAACATAGAAAGGAGTTACATCTTGACCATTATAATAATGGCCACCGCAACTCTCCCGAAAAGGTCCTTCTACAAATGACTTTTCTACGTTAGTGCTAAAACCAAAGTACTTCAAGATCTCTATAAGAGGTCCTGAAGCTTCGGTTGGCACAATGAGATCGTCACCGTATACGCCTATTATCGATGAATCAACATCGGATAGACGAACGGCTACAATACACATAGCGTAAAAGAGTAAACTCTCAAGTTCGAATGTAAAACCATTTCCCATAGTGGAAAATAGGTTTAAACTTCGCCATTTATTATTAATAAACGTTTGTTTTGAACGAATATTATCTAAATGACGGAACCATTCGTACGGTAACAGTTCTAATACTAGTTTACCAGTAATAGAATCGCTTGCCGCAGAGAGGTCTAATGTAGCAAGAGAACCATCGATCGACCCTTCACGGGCTAATCGTTGATTCACAGATTGGTCATTAAGGTCTATACCATCGCGTTTTAAAGCGCGACGAATATAGTCCCCACAACCCTTCTGCAGGTACATATTGAAATCAGGCTCTTTACAAGCAGCCCTATCAATATCATCCTTCTTGGGAACTGTGAAACAGACATTACCAGGAACAAAATTGTAACAGGTATCACGATTCGATTCGAGCATCGCAGTTGTAAGACTGCGGCGCCAGGCCGGATCGTGGTCACTTGCTGCAATAAAGTATGGTAATGCTGTTGGTGTAACATCGCCAATACCGTTAAACTTCTCCGATACACCCGAGTCAGTGCGACGACGTGAAGTCGACGCGCCAGACGAGAATGTAGACGAGGCAAAAGCATTGAAACTAAATGGACCTAAAATACGACTAACTTCGCGTGCCACAAGTAACTTTATACTTGAGGCAGATACACCTGGAAGAATTTCCGGGTTAGTATCTAAGCGCAAAGCAGTCTGACCATTTACACGGTCAGTCCATAAAAGTTTCGCTAAAGCTTTTCGGTGTCGGCGCTCTTTTGATCTTGGGTCGGGATCTGCGTACTTGGACACGACGTTGTCGTACAAGTATCGATCTCGAAAGTTCCCTTCGTGGAGGTCCGAACGTAACCGTTCGTGCAACCACTTGTGATCAATAGAGCAAGCGCGCAAAGTACGAAGACTGATGTCCTTTGTATTATTTGCCATGGGATTGTTCTCCATCTTATGGTAAAGAAAGGTAAACTAATTACGGCAGTTGCCGGTCTATTAGTATACGCCTTCGAGTTTGACCAATGTATCATTGACAAGAGTTTTACTCGTGTCAAATGAACTTGCAAGCATTCCAACAACATCATCACGCTCCTCTTCGGTTGAATCCTTAGAGAAAGTGAAAGTTGTTTGAACGTATGCAGTGCGAACAACAATCGGACGGCTTACGCCGTTAATTGTTTCTGTCTGAACGATCGGTACAGCAAGCTTGGCAGTAACTTTATAGTTATCACCAGACTTACGATTACTAATCGAATAGATAGGGTCCGCAATTGGAGAACCAGTGCGCTCGGACACAGTGCCTACATTCTGTTGGATATCAACAGGTGTAAACGTGTGGGCTACAGGTGTAGCCTTTCGGTCTGTGAGGACCAAGGATTGTAGTTGTGGCATTATTGCTCAACTTATATCAGGATAACCTCCTGTGGGTCTTACCAGCGTTGCGCGCCCCGAAATAGGGCAACGGCGTTGATAAGGTGGGTAGTAGAAAACGGGTTCTTAATGTAAGGAAGCGGACGAGGAAAGCTAAATATAGCTTGCCTATTGTACGTTCTAACATAAAAATCCCAACTATGTACTCGAGGGAAATCCCCGAATTGCGACATATCTGGCGCAATCGAGAACTTGGCCTCCGCAAACTCAGTATTGAATCCAGAAACGAATTCAGCACCGAGATATGCAGAGAAAGCGTTTAGCACATCGCCAACAGGTATAAGCCAATCTAAAACAAAACTGTAAGGGACTAAGTCCCAGGCAATTAGTAATGGATTAGTAAAACCAAGTTGGGTTAATCGATGTAGCTCTGGTGAAGACCACCAGTAATGCGCACTATAGCCATGGGAGCGATAACCAGTAACACTAAAGTTACGGTCAATGCTTCCAGGACTATCATACTTCCTAAAACACCGTTGCCGCAAAATTTCCGCGGTTAAGGGGTTAG